CCACTGAAACAACTGGTCGTGGTATGAGTTTGAGTTTAATTTACTTGGACGAGTTTGCATATGTTGAGCCCAATATTGCTGTGGAATTTTGGACATCAATTTCGCCCACACTGAGCACTGGTGGTAAGGCCATTATTACATCAACTCCCAACAACGATGAAGATCAGTTTGCCATGATTTGGCATGAAGCCAATAAGAGATTTGATGAACAGGGAAACAGCACCGAGCTAGGCAAAAATGGATTTTATCCCTACATGGCTACTTGGGATAAACATCCAGATCGTGATGACGCATGGGCTAACGAAGAGCGCGGCAGGGTAGGAGATGCAAGATTTGATCGAGAACACAACTGTAAATTCATCATCTTTGAAGAAACGCTGATCAACAGCATGACCTTGGCCAAACTGGAAGGCGACGAGCCCAAGATGAAAATGGGACAAGCTCGATGGTATAAAAAGATCAACAGTAAGAGCACTTATATTGTGAGTCTTGATCCCAGTTTGGGAACTGGCGGCGATCCAGCTGCTATACAGGTTGTGGAAATACCCAGCATGGAGCAGGTGGCAGAGTGGAAGGACAACATGACACCTGTGCAAAATCAAGTTCGAATACTTAGAGACATGTTGAGACATATTGATGACAGATGCAAAGCAGCAGGAGCTACAGCCAGTATCTATTACAGCATAGAAAATAATACCTTGGGTGAGGCAGCATTGATGGCTCTAGAGGCCTTGGGTGAAGATACTTATCCAGGATTATTTTTAAGTGAACCAGTGCGTCGAGGCCATGTAAGAAAGTTTAGAAAAGGTTTTAACACCACGCATTTGAGCAAAATTGCAGCCTGTAGCAAACTCAAACAACTAATTGAAACCAACAAATTTAAAATACACAGTAAACCTCTTATATCTGAGTTAAAAACCTATATTGCCAGCGGTACCACGTTCAAAGCCAAGGGCGGACAGCATGATGACCTAGTGTCCAGTCTATTGCTGGCCATACGCATGATTATGACACTACAGGAATGGGATCCTGCAATCTATGAAAAAATGCGAGATCAAGATGGAATGGAAGATTACGATCTACCCATGCCAATTTATATCTCCACATATTGATATAAATATAGGATATGAAACCCATCTCCATTATCAGCCAAGATCTATTTGACAAAGTGCGTAGCCGATTCAGCAACCTAGAAATGGGTGATGAAACAGGCGCTGTGATTATTGATCCTGAACAAGCAAGATTCTTTGATTTTGACTTTGTATTTGAAGGCAGTAATCTGGGTCGTGTCAGTATCAGTATCAACGATCCGGGCAGTTTAAAAGTTTATTTTAGCCAGGGTATTACTGAAAATCAGGATGACTCTGCAAAAAAACAATGGTTTAATTTTCTTAGAGAAATGAGATTTTTTGCAATGCGTAGACTACTGCGTTTTGATACTAGAGATATTGCCAAAACTAATCTTGATAAAAACGATTTTCAGCATTTGGCCAAAACACAAGCCCCCAAGGAAGAAGAAATGTCAAAAATGAATGAATCCAAAAATAAATCCCGCGTGTTAGAAGGTGTAATGAGTGATATTGATATAGAGCTGCGTGACATCGTGTCCAGAGAAGACCATGATGCTTTATATGATTTGTTCACTGCCAATACACCTGCTGGCAAGTACATACAAAATATGTATGATGATATTGTCATTGACAACAGGCTGCATCCAGATGACGATTTTGAACAAATTGAAGAGTTGGTATGGGATCGTTTGGAAAATGACTTTGGCGGTGATTACACTGATTACAGTATGCGTCGAGGCGAGATGGGAATGGAAGAAGACATGGAAACAGATTCAGATAGTTTGGCTTTTTGGAATCAAGCAGCGCAAAAAGCTGGCAGCTCTGCCAATATTGATTGGTATGCTATTGGTGTAGAACATGGCAAAAAAGGTGTTGTAATGAATCCTCCATATGGTATAGGAGCCAAAGCTCTTAACTTGTATGACAAAGGCATGGACGCTGGTAAGCAAGGTGTGGCGGAAGGCAAGATAACACTTAGCACAGACCCAAATTGGTATGGTGCAGAAGTTGGTGATTACAAAGCATCTAGCCCTGTGGTCAACATTCCATCAAATCGTTTAGTAGGATTTGAACCAGATGACAAAATGAATCAACCTAAGAGCAAGGCTAATGTTGAAAAAATTGTAGCTGGATTAAATCAAGGTGCTAAACTTCCTCCTTTACTAGTTCGCAAATATAAAAACGGATATCAAGTATTAGATGGACACCATAGATTCTGGGCTTACAAAATGCTGGATGTAAAAAGTATTCCTGCACAAATAGTTCCTGACTCTGACATAGAAGAAAAAGGTCAGCAAGGTGTGGCGGAAGGCTATACTACGGAAAAACAAATATTAACTCGTATTCGTCAGATAATGTATGATCGCAAATTATCAGGTACTGAAAGTAATACAGGCGAGTTGAATAGACTAAAACAGCAGTTGAAAGATATACGTAGTCAGCAAGGTGTAGCGGAAGCCATTGGCGATATTGGATCCAAACGTGACCAGGGCAAGACCATTCGCAAGTGGCGTAAATCACGAGGGCTTGATGAACAAGGTGGAACAGAAGATCCCAATAGCTACAACGTTGTTCAATATTACGAAAAAACTCAGGAAGTAAAGAAACTTACAAACTGGTTAGAAAAGAATGCCGGCCTGCCAAAAAATTCTCCACTGTACTTTGACGACGTTGACCTAGTGTACGGCAACAAAACTATTGTTCCTGGTGCCTTGGTTGATCCCACGTTGACATTCAATGACCTGTTGACTGCTGTTGTACAAGCCTCAAAGCAAGGCATGGGGGAAGGCTTACAAGAGGGTCGTTGGAACAACAAAAGCTCAAAGAAAACCAGCCGAGCAGTGGCTGGTAAAACAGAAGTTATTGTTCGACATGCACGACCAGTAGATGAAGAATATTCAGGCTCACGCAGTCAAAGAAAAAACATCAAGGCAATTTATATTCAAAATGCAGATGGCGAACGTTTCAAATATCCGTTTATACACACAGCAGGCGCATTTGCCATGGCACAACACGTGGATCACGGTGGTGTACCACATGATCCTGCAGGACAGGCAATTGTTAGTATGAGTGAGGAAATTGCCAAATTATCAGAATTTCAACGTAAAATACACAGAGCTACTTTGCATCAAGATGCATCAGGTATAACAGAACGTGCCATAGGCCGTATGAACGAATTAAAAGCACAAGTAGCAGCTTTGGGAAAACGACAGCATTATCAAAATTGGCGGGAATCATTTGACTCTGACAGCATGATGTATCCCAGCATGGAAGAATTGGATGCTGTTACTATGGAAGAATATAAACAAAAATTCACACAGACAAATTTCCAAGAAGAATTATCAGCCTATTTTCCATTACTACACAAAATTATGAGTGAACAAAATAACATTGATTTAGAAGAATACGTCAGCGAATCTGAAGATGAACTTGGAGAAATTTTTGATATTGGCATGGGGCAAGCCAGCCATGGCAAGGGTCATCCTGATGAGGAATTTGCGGAATGGGCCGAAGCTGTTGAACAAAACAAATTAACCAACGATGAAATCACAGTACTCAAACAGGCAATCAGCGAACTGCCACAGGGCAAAAATGGTCCAGAGTTAAAATTAGGACCTGAAGGATCCACTGCCATTGAATTTTTTCAAGGATTGGGATTAGACAGCAGCGAGTTGGAAGAAAAGTTAGAGGACATGGCCAATGTAGATGCAGATGCAGATGCATTGGAAGTATTTAAAATTTGGGCCAATGACAATTATCCTGAACTAGCAGTGACATTGGGAATTAGTGACACTAACAAAGACGCTGAAGAATTGCCAGCAGTGGACGTGGTAGATCAAACTGAACCCACTACCGAAAATGACGAAATGTCCATGCACAAAGGCACCATGCCCACTCGCGAAGCTGTTATCAAAGAAGTGGCCAAATTAGTCAAAAGCAGATTCAACGAAGATAATCCGGACGTTGGTCCATTTAACGGCAAAGATAATATTGCACTTGACGTCAAAAAGAAATGTGTTGAAATGTTTGGTGATGACATCGGTGAACAAGCAGAACAACTAGCCATGCAGTTCATGGAAAAACTCAGCAAACGTTGGGAAGAAAAACACGGCAAAATTGAAGACGATGGCCTAGCACGTTTGAAGGAACTGTTAGGCAATGTCAAAGCCAAAGTAGAAGGTATTGGTGATATTACCAACAACGGTCATGCTCCTGGAAATAACATTATGCCAGCAGAAGAAGGTGTAGCACAAGAAAGCGGACCAGACAAAAGTCAGGTTCCTGCATACAAACGCAAAGAACAAGGCGGAGACTGGAAGATGTCCACAAAAGATTTAGAAAAAGAAAAAACCAATAGTCCAACAAGCTCAGCAGGCTTAGCTCGTAAAAAAGCAGAGTTAGGCCTAGGTCAAAACGAATCTGCAGAATTAGAAGCCACTATGAAAATTTCCAATGAAGGTGTAGGCAATTTTGCAAAAGCAATAGGTACACTAGGTGGTTGGTATCAAGACGATTCTACTGATCCTAATATAGAAGTGTTCAGTTACGATGATCGAGAAGGTGGATATTATGCTGACGGTAACATTCAACATAATTTAAAAACTGGTGAAATTAAAATTAATTACCAAGATAGTTATGGCGGTGATGAAATCAATGATACATTCTATTCTGTCGGCGATGCCATGGATGCATTAAGGGGTGGATATCCAGCAAGTCACGGCGGCAAAGCACCTAACTTTGATAAATTAGGTGACAGGGATGTTGCAGGTCCCAATGATCTGTATAAAACTGACAGAGCTGGGAAAAAAGGCACACTAACAAAAAGCCGTATGGACACAATGAAGGCATCAAGCCCTTATCGAATGGACACTGGGCCAAAAGGGCCGTTACCAGAAATGGTTGATATTTTAAGGCTTGCTAATTTTAAAAAATAATTGGTAAAATAAATCAAAAAACTGCAAGATAACTCTTGCAAAGATAAATAAAACTGTGTATATTAAACATATGCACAGTTTTTCTTTTTAGTCAGTAGGCTTTAAAGAAGAGGCATAACATTTAACATTTATTAAGGAAAAACATTATGGCAACGTTATCAGAAATCCGCGCGAAGTTACAAGCTTCAAGTCAACAAAACACCCAAAGCGGGGGTGGCGACAATGCGATTTATGCGCATTGGAATATTGCAGAAGGACAAACAGCAACAGTTAGATTCCTTCCTGACGCAGACCAAAACAACACTTTTTTCTGGATCGAAAGAGCAATGATCAAATTGCCTTTTGCTGGTATTAAAGGCGATACTACAAGTAAACCAGTTACTGTACAAGTTCCCTGTATGGAAATGTGGGGAGAAACTTGCCCAGTATTGACTGAAGTTCGACCATGGTTCAAAGATAAAAGTTTGGAAGAAATGGGTCGTAAATATTGGAAGAAAAAATCTTATTTGTTCCAAGGTTTTGTAGTTGACAGCAAAATGCAGGAAGATAAAACTCCAGAAAATCCAATTCGCAGATTTATCATGAGCAGTCAAATTTTTAACATCGTTAAAAATGCACTTATGGATAGTGAGATTGAAGAATTGCCCACAGACTATGTGCGTGGACTAGATTTTAAAATTGCTAAAACATCAAAAGGTGGATATGCTGATTACACAACTTCAAATTGGAGTCGTCGTGAACGTGCGTTAAGTGATGCTGAAAAATCTGCAATTGAGCAACATGGATTGTTTGATTTAAAAACGTTTCTTCCCAAAAAACCCACAGAAGTTGAACTCAAAATTATCAAACAAATGTTTGAAGCCAGTGTTGATGGAGAGGCATTTGACATGGATGCGTGGGGTGCTTACTACAAGCCAGACGGTCTTCGTAGCAACTATACCAGTGCTACATCTTTGCCTCCAACACAAGCCAAAGTGCAACAACCAGTTGAAGATCACGATGATGAATCAGTATCAACCCCGGTGGCAGTGAAATCTACTCCCAAAGTTGAATCATCTGATGATACTGAAACTAAATCAGAAGCAGGTAGCCGTGCCAGCGATATCATTGCAATGATCCGCAAGCGTCAACAAACAAACTAATTGGAGATAAACCATGGAAAAGTTGGGTAAATTATTAAAAGTAAATGAGTCAATCACTGTCAATCGTTATGACAATGCATGGATGGTCGAAGTCTCTGGTAGAGATCATGATCAAGATTGGAAAACTGTTAAGACTGTTTGTAATACAGAAGATGAACTCGTTGCTCTAATCAAAGAGTGGAACGCCACGGATTTGGATAACTGATATGGCAAATAAGAGCTTTGACATATCAAAGTTCCGCAAGTCCATTACCAAATCTATTGATGGATTAGGTATAGGTTTCAATGACCCCACAGATTGGGTAAGCACTGGAAACTATGCTCTAAACTATTTGATCAGTGGGGATTTCTTTAAAGGAATCCCCCTTGGTAAGGTAACAGTTTTTGCGGGCGAAAGTGGTGCAGGTAAGAGTTATATCTGTTCTGGAAATATTATTCGATATGCACAAGAACAGGGCATTTATGTTATTCTAGTGGATAGTGAAAATGCCTTAGACGAACAATGGCTTAAAGATTTAGGTGTTGACACCAGTGATGAAAAGTTGTTGAAACTAAACATGGCCATGATTGATGATG